CTGACGTTGATCCAGAGTTGGTTCAACGGAGGCTATATGGCAGCCGAACGTAACCATAAAAAAGAATATGCAGCTCGACGAACTTACTTAAAAAGATACCGTCGCAATCATCGTGAAGAAGACAAACATAGGACTCGTGCTAGACGGTCACTGAAATGCGGTAAAGGCAAAGAAGTTGACCATATAGATAATAATCCTAAAAATAATAATCGCAAGAACCTTAAATGCGTGTCACGTAAGACAAATCGTAGGAAAGGTGCGAAGAAGACAAACTCTAAACGATGACACCACTACTTCCAAGTCCTGATCATTACATTTACAATTTAATAGCCATGACATCCTCTGAAGCGAAGCGTCTTTGGAGGCGCTCGATTAAAGAACACTTTAACTGTACATGTGTCTATTGCGGAAATACTTATGAATTACACAACCTTACACTCGACCACGTTCAGCCTAAATCTAAAGGAGGTGGAGATATTAGAAACGTCGTACCAGCATGTTTACAGTGTAATCAGGACAAAGGAAGTAATAACTGGCTTCAATGGATGAGAGCCCGATATGGTCTAAATCCTCTACGAGAACAACTTATCACAGATTTTATTAATGGCTAGAATTACAGGGGCTTACAATCGCAGAAAACGTAAAACAAAAAAACCAGTTACAACAAGTAAAGGGCGAGCTAACAGACAAAAAGTTTCTAAAGCGGAAGTCTCAGACGGGAATAATCGTAAACCAACTGGCACAGCAAAAGTCACTAGAGGCGGCGAAAGAGCACGAGTTAAAACACCTAGAAAATCATTTGCCATAGGTGGTGATACTGGTCGTCGTGGCGGGACAAATCAACCATCTACTGTTAAATCTAAAGTACCTACTCAAGGTAGACCTAAAGTTTCAAAAGTAGGCGGTCAAATTAAAGTTAAAGCTGGTGGTATGAAGACTAGCAGTAACAACCTACGTGCCCGTGGTACTGCTGCATTGGCTGTGGCCTTGGCTGCTGGTACTTTACGTAACCCAATTAGTAAGGCTAAATCTAAGGAATCCAAAAAGAATGCACAAAAAAGCATTGGTAAATTTAATACTCGTGATGCAGACGGCACTGTACGTAGTCGCAAAAAAGTAGGACCAAAGAAAGTAGGGCCTAAAAAAGTAGGCACTATTGCTGAGTCTTTTGACAAAGCATTTGCTGCAGCCAAAAAGGCTGGCAAAAAAGAGTTTACATTTAGAGGCAAAAGGTATAACACAAAAATGACCTAAAAGGCTCTACAAGGCGCTTAATCCACCCCGCCTATAGATACACATATGAATAATTATTTAACCCTATTACAAGACGATTTCAAGCTGTTTCTGCAAGCACTGTGGGGGCAGCTTGATCTCCCATCCCCTACTAGAGCTCAATATGCCATCGCTGACTACTTACAGCATGGTCCTAAACGATTACAGATCCAAGCATTCCGTGGTGTAGGTAAATCTTGGATCACTGGAGCGTTCGTCCTGTGGACTCTCTTTAATGACAACGAAAAGAAGATCATGATTATCTCTGCATCAAAAGAACGTGCAGATAATATGTCTATCTTTCTACAGAAACTAATCATCGAGACCCCTTGGTTAAACCATCTTCGCCCGAAAGCAGATGACTCCCGTTGGTCTCGTGTCTCTTTTGATATTAATTGCTCACCACACCAAGCCCCATCCGTTAAATCAGTTGGTATTACTGGTCAGTTGACCGGATCTCGTGCAGATCTCATGATTCTGGACGACATTGAGGTTCCTGGTAACTCACTGACTGAATTGATGCGTGAAAAGCTTTTACAACTATGTACTGAGGCTGAATCCATCCTTACTCCGCATGATTTTAGTCGAATCATGTATCTAGGCACTCCTCAGACTACTTTTACCATCTATAGAAAGCTTGCTGAACGTAATTACAGACCCTTTGTCTGGCCGGCAAGAGTTCCTCGTGATCAAGCTAAATATGAAGGTCTCCTAGCTCCACAACTTGTAGAAGATATTGCAAACGGTGCAGCAGAATTATCTCTGACTGACCCGGAACGCTTTGACGAAGAAGACCTGATGGAACGTGAAGCTGCCATGGGTCGGAGCAACTTCATGCTCCAGTTCATGCTTGATACTTCCCTTAGTGATGCAGAAAAGTTCCCTCTTAAAATGGCTGACCTCATTGTTACTGCTGTTAACCCTGAGTCTTGCCCCGAAGCTGTTATTTGGTCGTCAGATCCCTCCAATATCATCAAAGACGCTCCCACTGTTGGTTTACCTGGAGATTATTTCTACTCTCCAGTGCAACTCCAAGGAGAATGGGGACCTTACTCCGAAACAATCTGCTCAGTTGATCCATCGGGTCGTGGTTCAGATGAAACAGCAGCAGCTTTTATCTCACAACGAAACGGTTTCCTGTACTTGCACGAAATGCAAGCTTATAAAGATGGATACAGTGATTCAACATTACTCAGTATTCTAAAAGGTTGTAAAAAATATAACGTTACTAAACTTGTAATTGAAACTAACTTCGGTGATGGTATCGTCTCTGAACTATTCCGAAAACATCTAATTAATAACAAACAAAATATAGACATAGAAGAAGTACGTGCCAATGTCAGAAAAGAAGACCGCATTATTGACTCCCTGGAACCTGTCCTTAATCAGCATCGTCTTATCGTGGACCGTTCTGTGGTCGATTGGGACTTCAGATCCAACCAAGACGCAGCTCCTGAAGAACGACTGCTCTATATGCTTTTTTACCAAATGAGTCGGATGTGTCGAGAAAAAGGTGCCGTCAAACATGACGACCGTCTCGACTGCTTAGCTCAAGGTGTTAAATATTACACGGATTGTCTCTCTATATCCGCTCAAGAACAGATAACCCTCAGACAGTTAGACGACTGGAATGACCTACAACAGGCTTGGAACGATGACCCTGAACAAGCTGCGTCACATATGGTCATGGGCTTTGATCTAAAGCAACGTCAGCAGGCTCGCCTAAACAAAAAGTTCAGCTCGCTACATAAATGGGTGTAATGAGTAGTGTACCTTGAATTGATTACGGCATTTTCGGACCACTTTGAGAACCATTCTTACGTATAGGGGTGTATCCTACCTAAATAGCAATGCATATCATGCATCAGTGGGCGACAGCACAAAGCGAATTCAAGTCCTACTAGACAGCTTTCACGCTGATCAGGTCGAAGAGTTAGCTAAAGCTGAACATTCAAGCATGTCAAAGATTATTGCTGAATGTTTTAAAGACCATACTTATACTGAAGAATATCAAGAACGCCTTAAAAAAGCTAGACAAAAGCTTAATTCAGCTAAAAATGAACTCATTAAAATTATTGGTTCTGACATTGATGATGACAAGCTTAAACAGGTTATGGAAGTCCTTAATAACATGGAATGAGACAACCTTGAGACTCATTATAAGACACCAGTCATACCAAGGGATATTTCAATCGGACCATAATACAGGGGGAGAGAGGGTGGACTCTCCTTCTGTTTTTTAGTAAGACAACAAATTGACTAGATATAAAGACACGAGTCCAAGAACAAGGAGCAAAGCGACGAAGTGATTGGTGACGAGTTTTAGGTGGTCCTCCGTTAGTGGGTAAACGTTGTCCTTATTAAAAAAGCAGAGTCAATGAGTCCAAGAACGTAGTGAACGAAGTGAACGGAGTGATTGGGAACGAATTCTAGGTAGTCAGTAGTCAGCTAAGAAGACTGTATCTTCTTTAACATACTAAATATATTTAATGTAGGAATACATCTAACTATTCATTTATTACTTAGATATGAAATCAGAACGCTTTGTAGCTGGTCAACTTTGGATTGAACGTACTAAACAACGTGAAGGACCACCGTATGTCTATACCTGCTGGTCTGGTAAAACATCAAAGCTATTTACTGATCGGAAAGCTCTTCTTAAATTTGTTAAATGGCCTCCTAAAACACCTACGGGTGATTGTCTTCGTCAATGGCTTTTGTCGTTTGAACAGGAACCAGTGGTGGTTGGTCTAAAAGCTGATGACAAATCGACTGATGTTAAGGGTTGCGTGTAGCGTGTAGCGTGTCTAGAGTCATGGTGGCTCACAGAGGTCTTGCAGTAGCCGCAGGGCCTCTTTTTTTGGCAGAAATTTCTCAAGCCTATTAACGATGGTACAGGGACGCAGTTCACCCCTGGTGGGGGGTACTTATTGGTCCTAGGTTCTGATTTGTTTATAGAATCAGTAACACTTTATGGTACTAGAAGAGATAATATTTTAATTGTTATAAACAATAGTTAAGCCTAAAACCTAGTCATATCAAGGGATCTCAGCCATAAACCTCACACATCTGTGGCGATTTCATGTACAAATGTTACAAATGCCATTAATTGTGCCTTTTGACTATTGCGCCTAGGTCCAGTTGGTGCCATGTTCATGGTCGTGAGCCACTACACTCGGCCACATACACACCACACACTCAGATCAGGAGACAACAATGACCACACTCGAAGCCGCTCAGGAGTTCGGCTACTTCACACGAAAACAGGCCATAGCCTTCTGCAAAGAACACGATGCGCCATTTGGAGAGGCAGAGCAGGAGTTAGGTGATTCGGTCCTAGATGCACACAAACTTTGTATTTGGCTTGGCTACTGATTCACAACTACAACAACCACCATCAATCATGACAACATCAACCACAGTGGATTATTTCTTAACTGCTGCAACACTGCGCAGTGCTTTCACTACAAAGGAACGGGGAGATGGCAGCACTTTCACAGCTTGCAAGGACGACATCGCAATTGATTCAGATTTAAAGACACTGATTCGTGAATGCCACGATGACGAACTGCCCAATGATTGGCGCTACGAAATGATTGTTTCAATCTTAGATTCAATCACTGAATATGACAGCGACACAGAATGGTCTGATGCTGCTTATGAGATTGAAGACAATCTTACAGAAATGTCTACTTATAAGTTGTTTCAATGGTATGCAGATAATTCTTCCCGTATTGATTATGTCAATACAGGAATCGATGAAGGCATGATTAGCAAGGAAATGTTGATAACTAATCAATTAATGGCAGGTCAATATCTTTGTATTCAGCAGATGACTTTCAAGATCATGAGTGCATTAGGTCTCATTGATTGACTGCATTAAATACAACACAAACCCGTTACGACACAACAAGGACGCAACCATGGCAGAACATGCCCATTGTCTACATCTAACTGAAAGCGAATTGCTAGCAGTTAATCAAGCGTTAGTCGCAAGTTGGCGTGCAAGTACAACACAAGGACTCAAAGGACGCGCCAACTTTATCCACTGCACACTTCAAAACATCAAACATCAACTCACACCCATCAAATGATTAACAACAGACAGTTCAGGATGAACGTAGAAGAGTTCACAACTCTACTGGATGCCATGGATTCAGTACACAAACCATTCACAGATTGGGACAAACACACAGAGCTAAGACGCCGTTTAAGTGATGCGATTATCTGGATGGAAGCAGACTAATGACAACAACCAAGCGACAAGCACTGAAGGAGTTCAAGTGGGTCTGGCAAACCTATTTGTCGATGTATAGAACCATCCGCAGTGACGACAAGATCGCCAAGCGTGAACAGTGGAACAACTTCATTGATTCATTGAACAAGGACGGCGAAGTGACAGATGAACAGGCTGCCACCTGGATCAATCCCTTTTAACACCACCACACAAACATCAACCATGAATAAATCACCCTTGATTGAGTACAGATTAATTGAACGCTATTGGGTTGGAGGTTCTATCGGGTATTACAAAACAAAGATCATTGAGACCTTTAAAGATCTGGAGCTGGCAGAAAAGGAGAGGGAAAATATGATTCATCGAGGGATTGGGTCTGGAGTATTTTACATAACGAGAGAAAAAGATCAGGAATGAATATCAGACATTGGGCAATAAGTCCGGAGAAGTATTGTCAGCAAGCAAGGGAACGTGCACGGTTGGCATTAACTAATCCAAGGATTGCTAAGCAATTAACAACACTTGAGAGGGCCTACTACGACACATTCAAGCAACAACACAGCAACAAACCAACGTTACGATCACACCACAAGGACGCAGCATGACTTGCCCATTCATCGACGAAGCTACAAACAAGACACTGGGAAGATTACTCCATTGTCATGAATTAATACGAGC